TTAAATTCGACGATCAAAAATATTGGACCACGCAACGCGGTAACAGATATTACATCTCAGAAACGCTCTCAAAACTCTGGCCGTATGGCCACGCCCTTGTGGGCGATGTGACCTACCAGTCTGCTGCCTACGTCTGCCGTTATGTGATGAAGAAAATGACCGGCTCTCAAGCCGATGATCATTACTGGCGGATAAACCCTCTCACTCAACAACCAGTCCGTCAGGCGACGGAGTTCGCCGTGATGTCCCGCCGGCTGGGCATCGGTACTGACTGGTTCAACAGATTCGAATCGGACGTGTTCCCGTCCGATTTCGTGATCGTGGACGGCATGAAGAAGCCTGTCCCGGAATTCTATCTGCGTAAATTGCAAGAGGAGGAGCAAACGAAGATCAAGCGACGACGGAAACCCGCTTCAACGAAGCGTGAGCCCGAAGGGCTCGATGAAGCGAAGCGCAGGCGGCAGGCGCATGCCGTCATACGCGATCAGAGACTCTCTCAACTCAAACGTTCACTTAAGGATGATGATCAATGATGCTCTATGCTTATTCGATCTATGATAACAAGGCGCTCCAGTATCACCCGCCGTTCTTCGCATCCACGGATGCGGCGGCGGTGCGCTCTCTGAACGATCTCGTCAACGATTCGTCGACGACCATCGGTCGTCACCCTTCGGATTATGTCCTCTACTGTGTGGGAACGTACTCCGATCACAATGGCACGCTCGAGCCTGAGCGGCCTCTTCGTCATGTTATGGACGCGGTGGCTCTGGTGAAGGTGGCGGCCGCTCCACTGTTCTCCGCTTTGGAAGGAGCGAAGTAGATGCCCTCGATCCCTTCGGTGATGAACCATGACTTCTCTCGAGTGCCTCGAGCCGAGATCCCGCGTTCGTCTTTCGATCGCTCTCATGGTCTCAAGACATCGTTTGATTCCGGTTATCTCGTTCCGGTGTTCCTGGACGAGGCGCTGCCCGGTGATACCTTCAACCTCTCCATGACCGGCTTCGCCCGACTGGCGACGCCGCTGCATCCTTTCATGGACAACGTCTATATCAATTCGTTCTTCTTCGCGGTTCCGATGCGTCTCATCTGGAACAACTGGCAGAAGTTCATGGGCGAACAGGACAATCCTGGCGACAGCACCGACTTCACGGTGCCTCAGATGGTCTCAACTGCAGGTACAGGCTATGGCGAGAATTCGATCTTCGATTATTTCGGTCTGCCTACTAAAGTGCCTGGCCTGTCTCACAGCTGCCTGCCACTTCGCGCCTACAATCTCATTTGGAACGAGTGGTTCAGAGACCAGAACCGCCAGGACTCCGTCATCGTCAACAAGGGCGACGGACCAGACGCCGTCGCCGATTACACTTTACTTCGTCGTGGTAAGCGCCACGACTACTTCACCTCTGCGTTGCCATGGCCCCAGAAGGGACCCGGTGTTGATATCCCGCTGGGGCTCTCCGCTCCGGTGATCGCCGATCGGCCCGACGCCGCACCGAAGTTTCGTGCGCCAAATGCCGGCTCGCCGTCGGAATTGTTCACGATCGCCGGCGGCACGCAGGCGCAGGTCTACGTCAATGCGACGACGGCGACCGGCCTGTTTTGGCAGGAGCCGCAATTGATTGCGGATTTGACCGATGCCACCGCCGCCACGATCAACCAGCTGCGTCAGGCGTTCCAGATCCAGAAGCTGTACGAGCGTGACGCCCGAGGCGGCACGCGCTATACCGAGATCATCCGTGCTCACTTCAACGTGGTCTCGCCTGATGCTCGTTTGCAGCGGCCCGAATACCTGGGCGGCGGCCAATCCTTCGTCAATCTGCACACGGTGCCGCAGACCTCGGCATCCGATGCGGAGCCGACGCCCCAGGGCAACCTTGCCGCTTATGGCACCAGTGCTCTCAACGGGCACGGGTTCACGAAGTCTTTCACCGAACACTGTCTGCTTATCGGCATGGTGTCGGTGCGGGCGGACCTGAATTATCAGCAGGGCCTCAATCGCATGTGGTCCAGACTGACGAAGTTCGATTATTACTGGCCCGCTCTGTCGATGATCGGCGAGCAGGCCGTGCTTAATAAGGAGATCTATGCTCAGGGCTCTGCCAATCCCGCTCAGGACGCGGAGGCCTTCGGCTATCAGGAGCGCTTCGCGGAGTACCGCTACAAGCCTTCCATGATCACCGGCGAGATGCGGTCCAATGCGGCGCAGTCTCTCGACACGTGGCACCTCGCTCAGGACTTCGCCACTCTTCCGGCGCTCAACGCCGCCTTCATCGAGGATAATCCGCCCATCGCCCGTGTGATTGCGGTGCCGACCGAACCGCAGTTCATCTTCGATTCCTACTTCCGGCTCCGCTGTGCCCGGCCCATGCCGGTCTATGGCGTCCCCGGCCTCATCGATCACTTCTAGCCATGGCGATCTTTGACGCTCTCATTGGAGCCGGTGGTTCCATCCTCGGCGGTCTCATCGGCTCGGCCGGTGTCGCCGACCGTAATCGGATGCAGATGGAACAGGCGCAGAATGCGACCGTCGCATCTAAGGAGATGGCCTACGCGCAGCAGCTCTTCCAGGAGGGCATGAGCAACACGGCCTACCAGCGTGCCATGAAGGACATGAAGGCCGCTGGCCTCAATCCGATCTTGGCCTATCAGCAGGGCGGGGCCTCGAGCCCCGCCGGTGCCATGGGCCAGGCCGCGCAGGCCCAGCTCGAGAACGAGATGGAAGCCCTCGGCGAGGGCGTTTCGTTGGCCGGTCAGAAGGCTAAGGACGCCGAGTCGGCGTCCCTCATGCGTGAGCAGAATAAGCAGGTCGGATCTCAGACCGACCTCAACAAGGCCAATGCTGATCTGGCCAAGACCATGGAGGAGAAGGCCAAGATCGACACCGTCACTTCGGCCGCGCAGGCCTCTAAGCTGGAAAGCGAGAAGGCGCTTGCCGACCAGCAGACGAAGAATGCCATGGTCCAGGCTGGCATCCTCGCTCACAACGTAACCTCGGCCGCCGGCGAAGCCCGGATCAAGCAGGCCGAGGCGGACAACGCCGAGCGTTTCGGTCCCGGTTCCTGGGGCCAGCTCGGCTCAACCGTGGAGCGTGTCATTCGCCGGCTCGGCGATGCTGCGCGGAACGTCAAGCCGTCGGAAACCCCGCCGACGGCGAAGCAGAATGCCCCGCTGCTGCGGGATGATCCCAGTCACTGGCTTTATAAGAAGAGGTAGCTATGGCTAAGGCCAAGATCGGCTTCTATCGTGCGGGCGCGGCCCGCTCCTCAACTCGCTATACCGGCGAGCTTGTCAATCACCGGACCGGCGAGATCTACACGCCGGAATCCAGGACCAAGCAGTCCTTCGTCGCCGAATGCGACATCAACAACATCCTGAAGCAGTATTCCCGCACGGGGATGCTCAACCATGTGTCAGCGAAGGCCGCTCAGGGCGCCTATCGCGATCTGCCGGATGAGGTCGACTTCCAGGCGTCGATGAACATCGTTCTTCAAGGCCAGTCGGCCTTCGCTTCTCTTCCGTCGAAGCTGCGCAATCGCTTCAATAACGACCCGGCTGAATTCCTCGAGTTCATGTCGAACCCGGAGAACCAGGCCGAAGCCGAGAAGCTCGGCCTGACCAGTCCCAAGGAGGCTCCCCCGTCCCCATCCCCTGCGGAGCCTCCCAAACCCCCGGAAACGCCGCCTACAGCGTAATCCGGGGTGCAGGGGGCCCGAGCCCCCTGCGTATGCTCGGAAGGCCCGTAGGGCCCCTTGCCGAGCCTCTTAGGGCCCCTTGTAGGGGCCCTCTTTTTTGCCACAGAATGTGGCTTGTGCATTAGACGACACTTGGTGTCTAATGCACGACTGACAGCGATCCCGCTGTCTAAACTCGAGCGAACGGAGTGAGCTCATGAAACGTTACAAGATGTCCAACAAGGACAGTCGCCGCCTTTTCACCCGCACGGCTGGCAATAATCGGGTTCATCCCCGGAATGCCATGGCCAGTGCTCCCATGCGTGGTGGTATCAGGCTGTAGCCGTGGCCTGTGACTTTCCCCTTAAGGGCTTCCGGACCTCCAAGCTGAATGGAGGATCCGGGGCCCTTACCTTCAACCCGCTCAAGGCCATTAATTCTGCCGATCCTGTATTGGTCGCATGTGGCCGTTGTGTCGGATGCCGTATTGACAAGGCCCAGGCTTGGGCCATCCGGTGCTACCATGAGGCCTCGCTGTACGAGGCTAATTGCTTCATCACCCTGACCTATTCTGATGAACATCTTCCTTCCGATTATTCTGTCTCGGTCAGGACGTGGCAGCTCTTCATGAAGCGCTTGCGCTTCGAATTCCCTCAACGCATTCGATTCTTCGCATGCGGAGAATATGGCGATAAGAACTATCGCCTCCCTACCACGCGGTGCTTCTCAATCTTAAATT